CGATTTATACTTGAATGAAACAATTAAAGATGATAATGACACGTTAATTGAGTATGAAGTTGAGTTGAGGAGCTCTGTGAATACTTTATTTAGTGTAACAAGTCAAAAACAGCTTACCGGTAATACGGATACAGCAGATGATTTGGATTTCAGTGAATATAATCACAAACTAGAATTTCCGAATATTCATACTTCTTGGTATAAAGGATCGACACTTAAGGCAGGTTATAAATTTATGCCATTGTCACCAACAATGGATGTTAATAACAATACATCAACTGTTGGCACTGGTTATGTATATCCTTTAATTAATTATGGATATACAGATACAAAATTGCGTGTTGCTGATATGCGTGCTAGTATTTTTATTAAAGAAATATTTGATAAGATCGTACAGGCAGCAGGATTTAGATATACATCAAATTTTTTAAACTCTGACAGGTTTAAGCGCTTGATTTATGTACGAACTACGCCTTACACATACGATGCAGCAGCAGATCCAGGAAGTAGTAGACATCAGACACTTACACAAAGCGTAAAGATAAATCCAAACGGTACAGACACAAATTGTGTCGTTTCACACTGGCGAGGTTACTACACTAGTGAAACTACACCACCTATTGGAATTGTATTAGATAATGGGTCAACATATTATACGTGTCCAGCTAGTGGCACTTTCGATTTTATTATGAAAATTGATCCATCTAAAGTCAATATTGGATATGCATATAACATTAAAGACACTTGGGGCGAACAGACTATTGGCATAACAGATGTTACGGATAGTGGCGATGGATCGCCTGGCTCACCATATTTAAGTAAAGTTGCATATATTGTAGTTGAACTCGTTAAAGTAAGCAATGAAACTAAAGAAGAAATTGTTGTAGGTACAGAATATCTAAACTGGAAAACACCCCAACTTTTAGTTTTACCAGATATTTTAAAGTATAGATATTTTAAAGTACGCGATGCCGGCACTGATGATGGCATATATACATTAACAGAGACAGCAGACTGTTTAGTTGGCGATAAGTTTTATATACGAACTTCAATGGTTTCATTTCATACTAGATTTGATGGAGAACACACTGTTTGGCAATATTGGAGAAGTGGCGCAAGAACAAACGTTAACGCTAACTATACGATAAACAATGCAATTTCATTAGAAGTGTTTGCAAAAACTGAAGAACAGTTATGTGAAGGTGATATGATAGTTATGAATAAAATACTACATAATAATGTAAAACAGAGTGACTTTATCATTTCAATCATTAGAATATTCAATTTATATGTTGATGTAGATCCAAATGATCCAACAAACCTTATAATTGAACCGTATGATGCATATACTAGCACCGGTGCAGTATATAATTGGACCCAACTGCGAGATATGTATTCAAATTTTACTATATCTACTGCATCAGACTGTAGTAATCAGAACATTAGGTTTTCATATAAAACTGACACCGATGATACTAATAAAAAGTTTACTGATGATGAGAAATTAATATATGGCGAAAAGACAATTTTAAGCAATATCTCAACAACTGATGTATATGAAGCAACCAAAGGTATAATATTTTCACCAACACCTAATGCTAACTTTACAGGTTCTATGCTAAATATCGGCAGACTAATAACACCAGAAATATTAAAAAGTGGTGATACGAATTACACAAACGGTTTTAATCCAAGAATACTGTATTGGAAAGGTTTAGAATATTGGTCAAAACCAAATGTTAAAGATGATGCGATGAATCAAGTGATTTGGAGTATAAAAACGATAGATGATGAGATTCTATTTGGTGCAATTGGTGAAACAGAAACTGGATTTAAAATGAACTCGCAATATTATCCATATGCAGGGCACGTTGATAATCCATTAAGAAACGAAGACCAATTTGACCTTAACTTTGGTGTAATGCCATATTACTATTGGAGTCTATACGATTCAAACGGTAGAGAAACACCTGCAAGTATGACAACTAATAATTTGGTTAGATTGTATTATGAAAATTACTTGAATGAAGTGTTACATAAGGATTCTAAAAAGATAACTGCGTACTTTAATCTAAACGTTGAAGAAATATCACGATTCAGTTTTAAAAACATATACATTGTTGACGGCGTTCATTATCGAGTAAATAAAATAATAGATTATGTGCCGGGACAGTTAACAAAGGTAGAATTACTTAAATTGTTTAAATCGACTGTACCGACTGCGTATACTAGTTCAAGAACTAACCTAGATGGTTTAAGAGTTCGTGAAGTTACAGGTCTAAAACCAACTCCTGCTATAAGATATCCTAAACGAATTGGAAATACTATACAACCTAGAAGTGGTAACATAACAGTAAATGGCAATAACAACTTTATTGGTGATGACGCTGATAACATTTCAATTGTTGGTGATTTTAATTATGTAGGACACGGTTCAAACAATATCGCAATTAAAAACTCAAACAACGTTACAGTTAAGCGAGGTGTTACAAATGTAAACGTTACAACTACATCTAACATAACAGTTAATGAATCAAATGTTACATACATAAACGGTACAAAGTTCATAGATAACAAAGTTATACCTATAATACATAGAATTGATGGTGGTGAAGATGAGGTACAATATATGTTTAGTCCAATAATTATAAACAAATTAGATGGTGGAGAAGACATTAATAGAAACTATGGCACGCATACAGGTAACAATTTAGTGGATGGAAATTAAAACATTAAATTTATATATACTAATATAACATATACTATACTATGTCGCAAGTAATACAAGAATCAAGAATCATAATTAAAAGATCAGTTGTACCTGGGGTTGTTCCGACAATTCCAGATACAAATGATCACACAGATAACACTTGGTTATCTACAGATTTATATCCAGGAGAGTTATTCATCAATACAGCAGACGATAAAGTTTGGTTTAGAGGCGCAACGGTTCAGCAAATATATCCACTTTATAGTACAGCAGGACAGCAAGTGTTCTATTATGCTACATTTGATGATTTCCCAGCAGTAGGTACAGCAGATATTGTGTATATTGCAGGCGACACGCACAACATTTACTATTGGAATGCGAGTTTAAATGCATATGAATCAATAATAGCAACTAGTTCTGTACTGTGGTCAGACATCATAGGTGTACCAAATTCAACAGCAGGTGAAATTGATCTTGCGGTTGAAGCAGCACACGATGTTAATGACCCTAACTCAAGTCATTATACTAAAGAAGAGTCTGATGGGCCAGCAGGAAATGCCGGTGCTAAAGTTGATAAAGAAGAAGGCAAAGGTCTTTCAACAAATGACTTTACAGATGAGTATAAAGATATCATCGATGCAGGCGTAAATGAAATCGTAATTGAGAATGAAGATATCGAGTTTCCAATACCTGGTTCACAAGATAAAGCATACTTTGCACGATTTGACAGATCAGTTTCACTTTGGTCTGATGCATTAGGTGCGTATGAAAAAATAACAGACGGCACAGTTGATAGATTAGTTAACTTGCTAGACGTTGAAGTGGGTTCACCTTCTTTAGGACAAGTACTTAAGTATGATCCTGAAAGTGGAATGTGGAAAAATGCTGATGATAATGGTGGAGCATTCTATAATGTCAATGCAACAGATACAAAATACATACCATTTGGGCAACAAAACCTTGTGTATGGTGATTTAGATGTATATGGCAAAGTAATTAATGATGGTAAAATAACAGTCATTAATGGCGATGTTGCCGTTCACGACGATGGCGAAATAAGTGGAAGTGGTTCTGTTGAAATACTTGAGTTGGCAACTAAAGCAGAAGTTAATAATGTCATACTCAATGGTGCTATAATTGAAACATACACACAAGATAATGTTACACCATCTGTAGGTAGTATACAAGTCGATTTAAATTACTCATTTCCTTTTGCAATGACTAGACATCCAATAGAGTTCACAATTAGGGTGTCTGATCCATTTGCTAATGCTTCATTAACAGAACGTGTAATGATAAATTGGGATGCAGTAGGTCAAGAGTTTACATATACAGAATACGGTCCTACACCATTTGGTGATGTAAGCGGAATTTTAATTGAGATACTTGATGGTATAGACCCTTATGATATCGCAGTGAAGTTTACAGTTGCATCTGGTAGTTGGGATGTTTTAGTTGAAAGAATAATTAAGAATACATATTAAAAAATAAACATTATGGCAGAAATAAGATTACAGCATTCGGATTTACCAATAACACCTGTTGCTGGTGAGTCTACTTTATACATTAGTTTGCTTGACGGTCATTTAAAGAAAGTCACAGAAACTGGTGCAGTTATAGATCTTGAAACTGGTGAAGGAACAACATCGCCAGGAGGTGCAAGTGGACAAATACAATACAATGCAGAAGGTACATTTGCAGGATTTGGTGCAATTACATTAAACACAATTGGTTTAGGTACAGGTAACATTATAGTTGACGGTGGTGTAGATACAATGTCAGTTGCGATTGGTATGATTAATGATATTGGTTACGATGTATATGTTATGGGTAATACAAATACAGCGCCAGGTGGTGGGAGTCATATAATTGGACAAGCAAACATTGCAGTTGAAGGATATTCATATATCTTTGGTAAAAATAACATTGATTATACATCTGCATCGACTTTAATTGGCGATTCGAATAGAAACAATTCACATAAGACAATAGCAATTGGTGCTTGGAATATTTTAAATGGCGCAGTTTCGTATGCACTAGGTTATAACAATCAAACAAATACAGGCAATAGTATAGCAATTGGCATCGGCGCAAACTCATATTTAGAAGGGCAAGAAGCGTTTCGTTCATCAGAAGATGCTAGAGGACAAAGTTGTCGCTTAGTATATGGTGCGTTGACACCTGCAACAACAGCAACTAGACTGATACAAGCAACAGATGGATTCCTAAACGATTATGCAAATTTAACAGTACCTGATTCTACAGTTTGGAATTTAAGTGCTAAAGTGATTGGATTGGGTACTTTATCTAAAGACATATCTGCATATAACATCAATGTTGTAGTTAAAAATGTCGATGATGTTTTAACTGTTTCATACCAAAATGTAACAGAACTGATTAATGAACTTAACAATGCAGTTATTACAGTTGATGTCGACCAGTCGTATAAACGATTAAACATTATTGTGAGTGGTAATGATGTTGAGGAAATTGAATGGACTGCTTCAATTGATTGGGTAGAAAACAAGTTATGGATTCTTAATGAAGAGTCTTAATAGATATTAAAAATAACGGAAAGTGAAGTTATGGCAAATGAATTTAGAATAAAAAATGGTGCGGTACTAGAGACTGTACCAGAAGTTGGAGTAAGCGACCAATACTTAATAAGAAATGCTACAACCGGTGCAATTGAGTATAGAACACCAGTTGCATTCGCAAAAAGTAATATAATTGAAGTCTTTAGATTAAATAAAGATACGTTATACTTAACTGATATTGAAGATATTGCTTCTTTAGATCCTAATGATGAAAACTACATTAGAGTATATCCTGGAGAATATCTTACTACTATAAACATATATGTAGCACTGGCAAAGTACGAGATAATGAAGGGTGCAACAATCAAAAATGTTACGAATAGCAATCCTATATTTGACTGCGACACAGAGACCAGCGAAATCAATATTTTCGGAAAAGGATTTATTAGTGCAAACGGTAGCATTGTGTACAGATCAAATATTATACGAATGCCTGGTTTAATTGATATTGACGCAACTTCATTCAATTCACACACAATAGACATCTACTTTGCACAAGATATGAATTTCTATGGATCATATACAGCAGGTGGCGGTAGTTGTATCAAGTTAACTAAATCATACTATAATGATGTTAATATCGATGCATCTTCAACATATGCTGATAATATAGTAATTGACGATGTTAAAGGTGGATCATACAGAATTGGTAAAAGTTATAACAACGGTAGTGGATATCATATGAATATTTCTACAGCATACGGCTATAGTAATGCACCAATGATAACTGCAGAAATCGGTGTCATCCAAGGAGTTAAAAACTTTGGAATTTACTCTGAAGTAGAAACAATGTTCACTGGTAATTTATTTGGCAGGAACACGTTTTCTGGAATTGGCGATGTCTTTGTTGATGAAGATGCACGGTTTACTAATGAAGAAGCTGACCTTACATTAAACATAGATTCTAAACCGATATTTGGTGCAACTGTTGCATTTGATAACATTGGAACTGGTACGTTTACTATAAATGGCAATACTGGAGCAAATACAGATATTATAGGAAACAATGGCACTATGATTTTTAATGGGTATGCTGATTATTTCAATGCAACTACAATTTACGGTAAATTCATTCTTGGGCAAACTGGCCACTTAAATCACGCACAGTGCAATGTTCAACCGAATGCAACTATGAAAGTATACGGTAAGATAACATCATCAACTGTAGCAGGTGCTGATGTAGCGATTGCATTTACCGGTACACCAATAACACTTGAGTTGCATCCTTCTGCTCACATAGTTGCTGAAACAAGCTGTATAACGAATGCATCAAGTGGTAATAGAATAATACATTGGGGCGGCAAAATGACATCTAACGGAACATATACGATAGATACAAGTGAGTCTATAGCAATAGTTAACTACGGCAATATATATATCGATAAACCAAATACTGGTTCGTTGATTGAGTCGGTTGTCGGTGGTGGCACAATGGTTCAAACTACAATATACTAACATTTAAAATGACTATGAAAACTATACTTTTTATTGAAATAACCGGTAATGACACTTTAGTCAATTACCGGTTTATGGATGATGAAATTGGAAAGAGAATTTCTAATGATATCATCCAAACTGAATTGGATGAGCTGCGAGATGCATTGTATGTGTATGCTGCGCCTGAGCATCTTGAGCATATAAAATATCAAAATGAATGTGAATTTTATAAAGAACGAATTTGGTTTATTAAAACTGATGATGATAGGTTCCCTAAAGAAATTGAAACACTTGATGATGTTGCACAAATGAAAATTTATTTATTTGGTGAGAAAATAAAAACATTACTATAATGATAGAGAAAAGACTTGGTTGGGAATATCCAACAACACAGGATGAATTGCAGGTAATTACAGATTCATCAATTAAATTATTTTATGACAGTAACAATCATAATAGAGTAGCAACATTTGATAGTAATTATGAGTCAAAAACTGTTGGTTTTGCTGCAAACCGTGGTTGTGATACTGGTCTACTTTTAGGCGGTGACATTCAAGTAAATGCACTAGATGATACTTTATTTGATGTTACTTTAGGTAGAGCTTGGCAGGTTACGTATGATCCATACCATCCAAAGTATACTGAAGTTTTTTGGGATGATGCTAAAGTTGGCATAGATGGTGAGATGACAGGATACAGATCAAGATATGTAATTGGGCAAATAAAAGGTACAAACGTAAGTGTAACTACGACTGATGTTTTAACTGATGACAACCGCAGATACGATATCATATTTGGTAGAATAACTGGTGCTGGCGATGCGCACATAACTGCCGCTTACAGTTATCCAATTTTAGGATATGGTCAAGGCAAACTCGCAGAAGATACTGCGTTATACTTAGGATCATTTGTAACTGAAGGTCTGACTATATCCGGTAATGCAGGCACGTTAGGATTATCTGCGACACCGGGTAAGATAATGCGTGTTGGCGTAAATGGTATGGGTTCATCGCCAAACGTTAAAGATGTTTCAAGCATTACGCCTAAAGGTTATCAATATCATTTACAAGGTGTACTTACTACAGTTGATACACAATGGCTAGATCCAAATTATTACGATAATGCTGGTGTCAAAACAGCAGTACCCAATGAGCATTACACAATTCAAAGAATATACTACTTTGCAGGAAGTGAAAATAAACACGTAACTTACGGGCAAAAGTTATATAGTTCATTAAATGAAGCTGAAGCAGCAATCAATGAAGATATAGTTCTTAATACAACAACATTAAATGGCGCGTGCTTGCTTGGATCTGTTATAATGAAAAGTGGTATAACTGCGTTTGGTACAGTTGATAGTAAAGTAGTTAGTGCATTGCGTATAAACCAACCCGTTCATTATTCTGTGTCTGATATTGCAAAAGCTTCTAGATATGCAGCAGGAACTGGCGTAATTGCTGGTGGTGTAATGACAGTAAATTCAACTACAGAAATAGACATAACAGGCGGTATAGGTACTATAACGAAACAGCTTGAAGATGATACAGAAATTGTTACAGTTGTTTGGGATGACTTTACAGCAGTACCAATTACAACAACAAGTGGTATTGGACATCATATATTCATTGATAGATATAGTCAAATATACCAGATAGAAATCACAAATTCAAGTGTGCTTAATCCTGAAGATGTTCGTGATAAAATATATTTAGGGTTCGTTTCGCACCTCGTTGGTAATGTAATTACTGGAATAAATAACACACCAGTTGCAATTGCCGCAGCAGCTAACTCACTATACGAATTTGCAAAGGCAGTTGGACCGTTTTCTACAGCAGGTAATGAAATCACAACAGGACCGGCACTTGCTTTGAATATAGCAGCGGGTAAATCATTTATGTATGGTTCAAATTTTGATGCAAATCCAAATGTACCACACTTTATAACAAGTAATGGTTTAACTGCACCGACATTGTATGCAATGAAACAGGATGCATTTATCGGTTCACTTGGTACAACTCAAATACCTGTAACTCAATGGGATGACAACGGTACATTAACAAACTTAACTGCATCTGATGATTGGTCAGCACACAGAATTTGGTACTCGCCTGTGACTGATAGATTGTTTTTCCAATACGGTCAAGCAAAATATGGCACTAAAGCAGCCGCATTAAACGGTTGGTCAAATGAAAACTTTAAAGCACCAAACTTGGCATCAGCAAACGGTTACATTTGCGCAATCATTATAATAGATAGAGCTGCATCTGATTTCACCAATGCTGAATTAATACCATACTCAAAATTTGGTGGTGCAGGCGGCGGAAGTGGAGCGTTTGATACGTGTCAATCGGTTTATAATAACTCAAGCACTCCGGAAATCACAACTGATGCAACTAGAGGTGCGTTAACAATTAAAAGAGGTTCTACAGCAGATACAGATAATGTAATTGAAGTTAAGAATGGCGCGAGTGATACCACATTTGCAGTTGATGGTAATGGTTTAGTTAAAATTGTTGATTATAGTTTACCTCCTGCAAAAGGTTCAACTGGTCAAGTGCTTGCACAGAAATCGGATGGCACTTCAGAATGGATAACACCAAGTACTGGTGGAAGTGGAACTATGGGGTTACTTGCATTAACACAATTGACCTGTACAAGTACTACACAAAACTATAAGTATATAGCTGCAGGTACTACGTTTAACTTAATTAACATTAACACAGATGGCACGGCAAGAAAAGCAAAAGTAACATTTACTGCGCCTGCAAGTGGTCAAGTAAGAATACGCGCAGAGTTTGTTAATAGTTTCTACCCTGACTATAAGAAGTCATTCTTCGGTATACATAATAGTGAAACTGCTACTGATACTCCTGAGCAATGGTATGCAATTCAAGCTGATAATGACGGTGTGGCTAACACGTTTGCACATATAGAATTTTTCTATACTGGACTAACACCAGGACAATCGTATACAAAGTACTTAATGGCGTGTTCCGGTGATGCATCAGTTACATCAAACCAAGTCTATTGCGGTCAATATAGAACAGTCGCAATTACCGATGATACTGCATACTATCCGCCATTTAATATGTTTGTTTATGACCTTGGTACTACATCAATCGTAACTAATCCTTCTTAATAATGAAATACTTTATCATCCTGCTGGTGTTCATTGCAATGTCTTGTTCACCAGCAAGACGATTAGCTCGTCTAGAAAAGAATCATCCAGAATTATTTAAAACTGAGATAAAAATAGATACAGTTATAAGACAAACCACAAAAGTAGATACAGTTTTTGCTGATACCACTTTTATGAAAAGTCTTAACGATACTATATTTATTGTTAAAGATAGAGTATCAACTAAGATATACCGTGACACGATAACTAAAGAAATTGGAGTTGTTACTGAGTGCAAAGGCGACACGATTTATGTACCAAGTAAGACCATTTGGAAGACTAGTCCACCTAAAAATAATTACACAATCCTATGTGTTTTAATTGGTGTAGTGCTATTTCTTGGCACGATTATTGTTGTTAGAAAATAACAATAATTAAAGTTTTATATATACTGATATACAATGAAAATTAAAGAGTATTTTATGATAAAAGAGTTCTTCACTGGGTTAACCGTCCTGAACGCAATTGGCAAAACCTTGTTGATTATGCTATCTGGTTTAGTAGCATACTTTCAAGAAATTCATCCATTAATAATCCTAGTTACAGTACTAGTTTCTACTGACTTCTTTACTAAACTTTTCATTGTAATTAAAACTGGAGGATTTAAAAACTTTGATATTGATTTCTTATGGAAGGATGTTGTACGATTACTATGTTATTTAATTGCATTAGTAATTGTGTTTATGTCTGAAAAAACATTAATCGGCGATACAGTTTTACTTACGAAAATCGTCTGTGCAATGCTTGTTGCTGCAGAAATTGCAACGATATTTAAAAATTTAGGTACAATTACAAATGAACAAAGTCTGTTTCTTCGAATTTATAATGCTATAAAGAAGCAAATAAACGTAAAAAATACAGAAGATGATAAAGAAGGAAAAGATATCTAAGCTGCTTGATGATATAGATTATGAGCTGCGTAAAGACAACGAATTGGAAGATATGATTCGAGAAGGTCTAGAGAAAGTAATTGATCGTATTAATGAAATAAAAAAATATCAGAGAAACTGGAAAAACCCAAGGAATTAATCTTCTTGGGTTTCATCAGTTATATCTTCATAGTCAGTGTCTTCAATGTCATCGTCATCGTCCGGGTCTTCTTCAGCCTTTAATTCATCATTATTGAAATTGAAAACTACGTTACGTTGTGTTACATTTACATTTTGATTTGATGTTTCGCTCATACCGTAATTGGCAGATAATACAAACTTAGTAAAACCTGCATTATAATAATCGTTTAGACCGCCATCAATTAATCGATGTTGTATCATAGCACGAAGTTCTTTATAAATAGCACCGCACACTTTCCATTTCTTAGCGTAGTCACCAAGTTTATGCTGTGGAACCAATACATTTTCTGTGGTTGGGTCTGCATAGTACGCACTCAATTGTGTTACACCAACATTACTTAGTACATAACTGTATAGTTCTGTGTAGAAATCAATGCAAGCTTCTTCAGTATACTTAACAGGTTTATAAATTCCCATAAATGCTAATCGTTTTCTAGCAACACTGATTTTAAAGTTATGTTCATCAGAGTTTACAACACCTTTCTCACGACCACGAGTTTCAACTAAACTCATTTCATTGACCAAATCTTCTAGGTCATCTGTTTTCTTACGCGAGTTCTTTTTCATTAGTATAATCCTCTATTTTAAATCGTGTCTTAATAGTTTGTTTAATATGTGCAAACATTTTATAAAGTGTGTGTATAGTATATCCACTTTTTTCAGACATTTCTCTATATGTCATTTTATGGTAGATATGTTGAACATAAAGACCAGCTGCATTTTTACTTACTTCTTTTTCTATAAATGCAACGATGTCTTCGTGTGAGATGTTTTTATAGTCATTAGTACATTCATCGTCTTCTTCAGGTATACATAACTGTTTGTTTGAGAGCTCTTCCAATTTTGATGTGTTATACTTTTGTTGAAATGGAGAAGTTTTAGACGTTATAGAATGCTTCATCATCCCGTAAATATAAACATCCAGATAAGGTATGATACGCTTTAAATATGCATCTGGTTTATTGTACAAGTAAACGATACACTCTTGAAGTATATCGTCTGGATCATATATTTTGTTATTATGTTTTTTTACCATTTTCTTTACCATATTTCTATACTTAAGAAAATTCTTGGTAATCAGTGCATCAAATTTCTTTCTTGTTACAGAATTAGGATTTGATTTTAACTGAGGTTTAATACAGTCTTTTGTATTCTTTTGCATAAGAATCTTTATTTTTATGTACTTCAGTCATTATAGGAGTTTTAAGAAACTCAAATATAGCAATCGCTGAATCGATGTCACCTTTATCTGCAGCGTGAGCGTGAGCAAGGTTCATTATAAGATAAACTTCATAATTGGTATGATTAAGAAAGTCATTCTCGTTAAGTATAACTATAGCTTTTGCTAAGTTACGTTCCATTGCAACTTCTACTGTATGAAATGGATTTATATACTGTAGGATTTTCTTTAGCATCTTGTTTGATTATTTTTGGATTTTGTATGTAAATTTTGCATCTTTAATTGAAAGCAATGCAACTGGTTTGTCTACTTTTTGTTGAACTGCAGTATATGTTACGTTGTTCATTGATTTTTTGGTAAAGTTGAACTTTTGATCTGTAATGTCAAATATATAAATGTAGCCATCAAGTGTTTCACACATATACCATACTTCATATTTTGAGCCTTTCATTGTGTTTTTCTTGATGTTTTCGTGTAGATGTTTAAATTTTGCTTGCTCAAGGAAGAATTCGCTATTAAATTTGCTTATTAGTTCTGCATTAGTGAATGATCTACGTTTTACTTCAACATATATTGCTCTGTCTTCGCCGTTCTTTTTTGTTGCGATAAAACCGTCCCATACTGAGTTTTCTTTACGTGGTGCAATTAAAGTGAAATGTTTTGAGTTACCAAATAATTGTTTCAATAAACCAAAATTTGATGCGTCAGCTTCAATCCCGTTACTATAAACTAATTGTGTCATAATGTTTTGTTTTTTTATGTTTGTCCGTGTGTGTTGTGTTTGTTGCGATGTAATTAATATATATATCAACATAACATTTAGAAATTTTTACTATTTTTTATTATGAAAAACCAAACTCCAATAGACTCTCGTGTAAAAGTATACTTAAGAAGTCTTTTTATGAAATCCGAATATAGAGGAGCAAAATTGAAAAGTGCACGAGTCATTCGTGGAAGATACAGATGTGAGAAGTGTGAAGAGTTATTTAAGATGAATGAACTTCAAGTACATCATAAAGTAGCAGTACAGAATGCTACAAATTGGGATGAGTATATCGCAATGATGTTTTGTGAACAGTGCGGCCTTATGTGTGTATGTAAGAAGTGTCATAAAGAGATACACGATGAAGAACGAGCAATTGGTAAAGCTAAAAAAGTCTTCTAGAACATTTCCAGAAGACTTAGATACACTTTTATATGTAATTGATATTTGATATTAACTAATGAGAAGGTTCATTAAACTTGATGTTATTTTAAAGTTTATATATTTGTGTGTTAAGTTTTTCAATTGATGTGAGAATAGAATATATTACAATATCATTATCACAATAATCTTGTACATCATAATATATGTCTATACATTGTTGTGTTGATTTAACACGCGAAACAGACAACCCAACGTACTTAACAACCAGATCATTGGTATTTAAATCATATCTAAATCTCAATGATCTAAATATATTTTTGTGTTCCACGACACACGTACCACATATACAAGTATCGTTTGCAAACGTACATTGAGATATTGCACTCAATCGATGATTATCTGCGTGGTCGTAATGTTCAACTCTTGTGCGTGCAAATGTACAGTTATCACAAGACACTTTAATTTTACCATCAAAGTTATATTTTCGTAGTTTTGGTTTCATAATGTCTTTTTTATTTTAAAGTTTATCTTTTTCTAAAGTTTATCTTTTTCAAATTTCAATTGTTCTATTTCATCTCGCAACTCATACTTTCGTAGCCGCATTTGTGCAAGTATAAGTTCTTTATGAGCAAACCAAGGTTCTATAGAAATTTGATTCATTCTCTTTTCCAAAAACTTTAGGTCTTTGATCTTGGTCATTAACTTTTCTTGTGTGTTTATTTGTTCCGGTGTCATAAGTGTGTTTAGTTTATGTGGTTTGTTTAATTATATATTCATATGAAAACCAAAAATTTTAGGTGAATATATAATCTATAATTTGAATTTTACATTGTTGTTTTTTGTTTTTTTAAGTTTTGTGAGTGTGTTTTATGTTTAAAGGTGAGCCTGTCCAGACTCACCTTTTTTTATGTTTATATGAAATTGATCATTTGCATTAAACTATCTTTATATAACCATTTCGATGTACGATGTCCGTCATATGTTTTATAATAAATTACAAAATGATCACCCTGTTCATACACAGATGTGCCTGCTGGTATACTTGTGTTGGTAAATTTTAATGTAGAGTTCAACCAACCTATAAGAACCGGTGCAGTTTTTAAATTTTCTACTTCGCATTCTAAATTTCTATATTCATATAATGCAGACATAGCAGTTAATTCGTTTGCTAATAATCTATTAAAAATTGAAATTAAGTGTGAATCGTGTATCATTTTTAGTTTATTTAGAAGTTAATTAATGAAATATATTTTGTCATTCAATTCATCCTTAGCAATCATAATATGCGATATATGGTCATCTATTAATGTGTGTAATATGAATTTGCCTAAATGACAGGCGTAATGTACATCTGATCCTTTTTTGATTACGCCGTGTACGGCATCAGTGTAATCTGTATTTAATACACCAATGCGTTCCCCAACAGAGAATTCGCATACAGAACAAATATGATGTAATGTTTCTGTCATACTGTGTTCGTCATTTTTAAATGATTGTAGTAGTTGTGTAATACTTTTTTCGTTTTCCATTTTTTTTATTCAGTTTAAGATTTATTTTATTTAGAAGTTACATTAAATTCAGAGTTTCTTATATCGTCGCCTTGCATCACAATTAATTTACAACCAACGCCTTCTTGCAATGAAAATAATCTTGAAACTATATTATAGTCCAATTTAGTTTCCAATTCAGCTTTATTTAAGTTCGTAGTTATTATAGTTACAAATGCGGCAAATGTTGTTTTCTTTGTTTCGTATTTTGATATTAATTGCGATTTAAGTTCATCCAATTGATTTTCAGCAATCCAATTAAATATTTTTATTGCTTCTGGTTTATTATTTTCGCATAACCAAATGTTGTGTTTCAATGCATCAAGTTCTTTTTGCATACTTTCCAATAAATCGAAACGCATCTTTAAAATATCCATTAAAACATTTACTTCTTCACCATAATTAAATTTTCTTTTAACGTGGTTTAAATCATCAATGATTATAACTTTACGCATTGCAATTGTTCTAATATACTCGGCGCCACGACCGTGAGACTTTTCACTATCATACTCTATTTCTAGTGTATGCTCAGGTAATATATCAGAACATAACACAGTGCTTAAATATGTAGCCAACGTAGTTTTACCTGTACCTGTTGGACCCATAACTATTAATGATGTTATGTTTTCACCGTCTATTAAGTTAGCGTTTCTTAATGACTTCTTTTGTATTTCGCTTGCACGTGCAAATGAAATTACTTGATTGGTAGTTGTAGTTGTTGAATTCATTTTCTTTATTATTATTTTAATTATATAGTTTATATATCAAAGTATGATTTAGTTTTTTTTCTAATATTTATTTCTATCGTTTGTCATTATGCTTGTACGTTTATTTGTTTTTTGAGCTTGTTTTTTTTCTAAATCGCGTTCAAGAGGTTGTTTCCATACTTCATCTTTAATATATCTACAAGCAGCTACAGCATATTTACCTGATTCTTCAAGATAAACTAAAAAGTGAGCATTCATATCTCCAATTAATTCTATGATTTCGTCTTCTGTCATTGAATCGTTTTCTTTAATAAATTCAAGTGCAGCAGCTAATGTTTTTTCTTTATTTCTAGCCTTTGTCCAATATTTTATTAATCGTGTATCTATGAACGTCATAAACTGAATCCATTTGTCACTAACATCTGGCAATGATTTAACTGTTCGTGTTGGTTTTAATTTACCAGATGTTCTTTTTGCATCTGCAGCGCTTTCAAATTTTGAGCTATCACCAATGATTGGCTTAGAACGTAAGTAGTCTTGATTTTTCATTTCTTCTGTTATTTTATTTTCTGGTGTAATCGTTTCTATTTCTGTACTATTTTTGTTTGTCACTTCTTTATAATGAACAATTTTAAAAATTGATGATTTGCTTTTACTTTGAACTTCTATAAGCAATCCAGCTTCAATTAATTGTTCTTTAATTGATTTATATTTTGCATAACCGATTTCAAATGCTTTCATTGCATATGATTTGCAAAATAAAACATTACCTGTTTTATGGTCTGCAGCTTTAACTAACATTGTATATACTGTATGTAGTAATGTTTGTTCTGGTACTAACTGTTCTAGCACATCTCTATTGATTAAACAATAGCCTTTTGATTTCGTTGATATATATTCTGAATTCATTTTATTATTTTTTATTTTAATTGAGGGTAGCTGGTAACTACCCTCTTTTTTCGTTTAACTAAGTTTATTAACATCTACTAAAAATCTAAAGTGTGTACCAATACTGTGTGGTATATCTTCAACTTCAATAATGTCTTTTGCGATTAACTGTTTCATTTTTATTTGAACTGTTACTTTTGCCATTCCAGTGGCTGCTGCAATTTCTTTTAATGTAGTTTTACGTAAATCCGAATTGTATAACTTCAATGCAAAAATATATTGCGCATTAGTTAATCTTTTTGAAATGTCTGTGTTCATAATTATATTTATTTTAGTTTTTGTTTTAAGTTTATATACACAACTTATATTTGGTTTTATAGTATATATATCAACGTATGATTTAGAAATTTTAACTAATATTAATTGTGCGCAATTAAAGTCAAATTGATTTATTATGCGGTACTATTAATACCGGCACCGGTACTATTAATACCGGTGAAATTACTCTAGCGGTACTATTAATACCGGTGAGCTGCTCTAGCGGTACTATTAATACCAATCTAAACAAATTAAACAATTATAGATAAATAATAACAACAGCTAAAGCTGCAGTAGTTCTTTCTCCGGTTCTTTTTAAGAGGATGTAATCGGTTCAACCAAACTGCATTAGCATTGCTTAAGTAGCAATCCGATTCAAAAGACATAAGACTTTAGCATACTTAACTATAAATCAGTTCAAAACCAAATATAGTTAAACCTTCTTTATTTAGTTAATCTAAAGATAACTAATGAACTTTATTCCAAAAGATAACAATTACTATAACTTAAGACATTGTCTATTTCTAAAGCATCTAAACAGTTCAATTAAAATAAACTTTACGTCATAACTAAACTAAAGATGAATCAGTTCAAAATAGTTATCATAACTCACTTAACTATAAATCAGTTCAAAACCAAATATAGTTAAACTTTCTTTCTAAACATTTCTATTTCATTTTAATGAACTTTATTCCAAAAGATAACAATTACTATAACTTCCTACTTCATCTAATTCTAAAGCATCTAAACAGTTCAGTCCCTTCATTCATCAGTTAAAACAAAAAAGCAAGCCAAATCCCACTTTACAACAAAATCCAATTAAACAATTAAACCAATAATAGACTACCTTCTTAATAAAAAATCAATTAACAATAAAATAGTTAAACATACATAATAAGGTACATTCTATACATTCTAATAACTTTAATATAATCAGTTATAGAAATATATAGAACATACCATAAGTACATTTAAAGTAATAAATTTACAAATGTAAACTTAAAAAAAACTAATTCATAAAAAGTTTTATATTGTCTACTTTGAATATATCCTCAACAGGTACACCTTGTGGTAACATCGACATTAACTTACTTGTGTTAACATATGTTAGTTTATTACGACATATAGTCATTTCATCTTCAAAATATAAGTCACTTTCAGTAAACTCTTGCAATGAAATACCCATTAATTCTACAGCAAATTCTGATGCAGTGTATTGGTATGCACACCCAGAGCATTCTTCGCACATTGCATTTATAAATTTCTTGTTACTGCATAAGTCAGCCTTAGGTATCATATTATAATATGGCGATTTTCCCCAATATATGGCTAATCTGTCAGAGATGTTTTCAATTAATTTTGAGTATACGGTATTCAACTCACGAACTTCTGACTTTTCATTTGTCTCTCTAAATCCAGAATTTCCTTTTTCAGCATCATCAATTTTAAGAACTAAACGTGTGTACATATCAAAATATCTCATTGCGCAACGATCATAATATTCTTTGTTCATTTGAAATTCTTTAAGCTCGTTTGAAGTTTCCATAATGTCAATGTTTAAATTATTATTGTTAGTATATTTAATTGTTATATACAAATATACAAAAGAAACGAACACAAAGTACTATACTTAACCAATTAATTTCTTGAAAATTGATAAATAACAATTTTTTAAAGTAAATTTAGGATCATTCTCAGGAGAGAAGCAAAGAATTCTGTTTACTTTTGCTTGTGAATATATAAATAAATCATAAAATAATTTACATTATGAAACAACCAACGAACAAACACACGAACCAAAAAACAGTTAAAGAAAAGAAACCTAAGAAACCTACGGCACTTGTGCTGCTAGATATTATTAATCCTGAAGATATACAACTTAGTGAAGACATCATAACTGAAGATATCCCAGTTGAACTACTTGAAGACATCACACTTGAAGATACTCTATTAACTAAATTGGAAACTGAAGATGCTAAACCTGAAGAAGCTAAACCTGAAGACATCTCACTTGATCCATACGAATTTCCAAGTTATCCTAATGAAGCACCAGAGAAAACTCGTAGAATAAATAAAAATATTGCAGACATAAATGATTTCTTTGAGCGTGTTAAAGGTAAACCAAACCCTGGTGAAGACGCAATTAATGAAATGTACGACTTGTTTGAAAGATGTATGGGTCCAATTAAGAGGGATCCTTCTTGTGGACTGTGTGTTCTATCTACTTCAAAACGATTACGTACTTATGTTGAACGAATGACAAACCCAAATTTTAGAAACTAAGTTAATACAGTATGAAAAAAACCTACACTGGAGGTAAACTTCATCCTGGCCAACTTGAAATAGTTAAAGATATAATGCAAACTAAGGCAATGTACTATACTGTATGTTGCCCTAGACAGTTTGGTAAATCATATATGGCATTACAGTTAATGCTATACTATGCAATTAACAACCCAAACTCAAAGATAATGTTCACTTCACCGACATACTCGCAATGTTCTAAAGTTTATAAGGAACTACTTAATGCAGTAAAAGGAACTGATGTCATTGTTGCCAAGAACTCTGCAGAAAACTCTTTAACACTTATAAGTGGCTCGGAGATATACTTCAAGTCAATTCAACAACCGGACAACCTTCGTGGATACTCAATCGATTATATGTTCTGTGATGAAGCAGCAATGTATAAAGATGAAGTGTTCTATAGTTGTCTAAGACCAATGTTAACTGTAAGAGGTAAGAAGTGTTTCCTTCTTTCAACACCTAAAGGAAAGAACTTCTTCTTTAATCTATTCCAATTAGGCAAAGATGGTATTGACCCAATGTTTAGGTCTTACATCGCTTCTTCAGATGGCAATCCATTTGCAAACCAGTTGGAAATCGAGAACGCAAGGAAGTCACTTCCAGATGCAATATTCCGCCAAGAATACCTTGCAGAATTTGTGGATGGCGGGTCAGTGTTTCCTCATTTATCTGAAGCAGCAACAATTAAAGCTTGGACAATGCCAGTACTGTCTGATAGATACTCTGCTGGACTTGACTTAGCATTACAAGGTGACTTCTTGGTTCTGACTATATTGAATAAAGCTGGACGTGTGGTTAACTCTTATCGTGCAACTAAAACACCGATGTCTACAATGTTAAGTGAAGTAAAGAAGTTACTTGATAAGTATAACCCTAAGTGCACACTTGTTGAAACAAATGGAATTGGAAATGGTATCTACGAAACGATATCTAAGTTGCACAAGTCAGTCCGTCCATTCAATACAAGTAATAAATCCAAACAAGATATCATTGAGAACCTTATCTATGATTTGAATGAAGGTGATATCACAGTGCCGCATAAAGAGTTTTTCCCACATTATGTCGATGAAATGACAAACTTTGGATTTGAGTACTCTGTAAAGACTCGTAAAGTAAAGTACTTTGGACTTGGTGGCGCACACGATGACTGTGTAATGTCTCTGGCAATTGCTAATGAAGCTAGACGGTCTGGTGTTAACTATGGTGTTTATAATTTGAACTTCGGTTAAACTGTAGGTTCATTTATTAAATTAAGAATCTTATATATAAAATAAACAACACAACGTATGATAACTATTTCTTTTAAAGAAGAAACTTATACATTACCGACTGACTGGTCCGATATCAATATCGGACAGCTTCAGTCTTTAGCAATTGTCGATGAAACTACTGATGAAACAGACAAAGTAGTCCAAATCATTAGCATTCTGTCAGGGATCTCAATTGAAGATATCTATGAACTGCCTTGCACAGAGTATATTAAACTAAGAGAAGCAATTGCTTTCATTAGTTCAGAGATACCAAATAAGATACTTCAAGATATTACAATTGATGATGTTACTTACAAGTTCCAATGTTCATTAGTTGAATTGACTGTTCGTGAGTACGATGTCATTGAGTCATTATGTAGAGAACAAAACACAGACAACTTACATCTACTTATGGCAGTGTTCTATAGACCAGAAGGTGAGAAGTTTAATTGGAAGCTACTAGAGTCAAGAGGCAACCTGTTTAAAGAACATATGCCAATTACTTGTGCTATGGGTGCTCAGGTTTTTATGGAAGTCTTAGGTCAGATATCATCAAGTCATACCCAAACATCTTTGAAGTAGTCGATGATGAAGAAGACAAAGACATTAAAGAACTTGATTTGAATGATCCTGATGTCAAGTATGAAATTGAATTGGATGAACGTAAAAGAAACTGGATGCAAGAGTACGGCTGGTACGATGCCATAGTTTCATTAGTTGGAAACGACAAGAATCAAATAGATAGTTGGTTTGATGGTTCATTCATTGAATTGTTATACCACTTAACATATATGAAAACAAAAAAAATAAAATAGTATGGCACAAGACACAACAGACATAAACATTCGGTTAAACGTACTTGCTGAGAAAGGACAGAAGTCACTTCGCGATATGAGAGAAGAAGCAAAGTTACTTAATATCGCAATGTCTGATCCTAATATTGGTAAAGAACAATTTGAGAACCTGTCTGCTCGATTAGGTACACTTAGAAATGATATGGGTGACACTGCTAGAGCAATGAAGATGATGGACCCAGGTGAGTTACTTGGTGGGTTCGCTAAGATGGCTCAAGGTGCAGTAGGATCCTTCGGTATGGTTACTGGCGCAATGTCATTGTTTGGAGATCAATCCGAAGAAATGGTTAAGATACAACAACGCGCAGTTGCAGTTATTGAGATACTTACTTCTTTAGAATCCTTTAGAACACTTGTTATAGACGGTGGTGCTCGTGCAGAGTACGCAGCAATGGGTACTTCAATTAAGAGACTTGCAGTTTCGGCTGCAATGAAACTTGGTATAGTTACAGAAACTGCAGCAATCGCAGCAAATACTGTAGCAACTGGTGTTAACACAACTGCCAAAGGAGCAGAAGTAGTAGCAACTGAAGCTGCAACTGTGTCTACTTTAGAGTTGAACTCTGCATTATTAGCAAATCCTGCAGTAGCGATAACAGCAGGTATCATTGCATTGGTTGCGGCTGTATACTTAGTTACTAAAGCAATGGACGATTCTAGTGAACAGACTGAAGCTAATAATAAACATACAGCAGAATTTAACAAAACATTACAGGATTCAATTGATAGAAATAAAGAGCTTGCTGCAGCTGTAGCTGATGCACAGGATGAATACGATCTATTAATGGGTACTACAACTGAAGTTGATATCCAATTAAAGAAGATAAACGCAAGTCAACAAGATTTAATTGAAAATGAAGCTAAAGCATACACTGCACAAACGACTAAACTCAAAGCAGAATTTGATAAACGTTACGCCGATGCTTCCAAAGCAGGTGAAGATACATCGTTACTAGTTGCACAATACAGTTATGAAAAAGAACAATTGCAAAGCGCACACGAGAAGGTAATCAATTCAATTGTAAAAAAATCCAATTTGGAACGGGCTGTAGTTAATAAAAATGCTCAAAACGATCAAACAAAGGAAGATAAAATTGCTAATGATAAAAGAATAGCAGATGAGAAGACTGCTAACGAGAAAAGAATCGCTGAAGCTAAACGAGTTGCTAAAGAAATATATGACATTAATAAAGAAATTGCAAACAAGTATGACAGTCTAAACACTGAACAGCTAAAGTCTGATGCTAGATTTTCTGCTGATGTGTTAGATATTGCAGAACAAATTGCAGTTAGGAAGTTCTCTATATGGGAAGATGAACAGAAGCAGCTAATTAAAGGTACTGAAAATGCAGAACTACAAGCTAAGTTACAAACAAAATTTGAAATAGAGAAACTACAAAAACAACGTGAACTACGAGAAACGTATACGCGTAAGCTATTGGCTGATGAAAACGGTGTAACACAAGCAAGTATAGAAGAAGACAAGAATAGATTGAACTGGAATAAGAAGATGCGTGAAGAACGATATGATTATTCTGAAGAAACTACAATGTCTGAATTGCAGAACCAATTGGATTATGCAGAGAAGTCTTATGATATCGATAAACAATTAACAGAAAGATACTTAGCAAACCTTAAGGTTAAAGCAGGCCAGCACGCGGACAATGTGTTAAAAGAAATGGAGCTTCTTGGTAAACTCCCTGAAAAAACAGAAGAAGTTAATGCATTACGATTGCGTTTAACAGATGCGTACATTAAAGAAAACCGAGTTAAGGCTACATCAAGTTATGATGCGATATATGAAGCACAAGCTAATTTATCTGAACGTGTAGTTGAAGATGCAGAGAACACGCACGATACTAAACTTGGCTTACTTCAAAATGATCTAGATGCCAATGTTAAGAAGCAAGGTATACTGATGAACTTTAATAAAAAATACACTGATGATTATATTAAACAGCTAAATGAAATTAAAGATGCAACTAACACGATCATTGATGCAGAACTAAACAAGCGTAAAGAATCAATTGATAAAAAGAAAGAACTGGATCAAGCAGACCTAGAACAAAGATTAAGAACCAATGGATTAGGATATAAGTTTGAGAAAGAGCAGCAAGATGCAATTTTCCAAGGTTGGCAAGGTGATACTGAAGAACAGATGAAAGCAATTAAACTGTATTGGTCTGAACGTGGAAAGATATCTCAAGGTGCAGTTGAGGAAGAAGAGAAACTAACTGAAGATGCTAATGCAGCTAAAGTAGAAAATGAGAAACAAACTGCAGATGAGATAATTGCAATCAATGAATACCTTGCAGAGAACAAGAAGGAAATGATATCTGCTGGATTCGATATGGCAATGGAAGCTGCAGATGCAATGATGGAGATCTCAAGACAACAAGCAGACTATGAAATTGAACAAAGAAATCGAGTTCAAGAAATAGAAAATGCTAGAATTGAGAAAGAAATAAACGATAGTTACGATGCAGCAAAAATAAAGGTTGAGAACTCAGTTATGTCTGAAAAAGAGAAGAATGCTGCGCTGTATGATATCGAGAAAAAGAAACAAAAGGAAGAAGAAAAACTAGAAGCCAAGAAGTATGCTCAGGATTTACGGAATAGACAACGTGACTTTAAAGCAAAACAGAGCCAAGCATTGACATCAATTGCAATAGACACTGTGTTAGCAATTGCCAAAACATTTGCAACTATGGGATGGCCTGCCGGTATAATTCCAGCGGCATTAGCAGCAGTTGCTGGCGTTGCGCAGGCTGCAGTTGTAAGTTCACAGAAGCCTCCACAGTTTGCAAGAGGTGGTCTAATAAGTGGACAAACTCACGCAGCAGGTGGAACTGTAATTGAAGCAGAAAATGGTGAAGTGATTCTTAATGCAAAGTCAATGGCAAACCCAACGCTACGTTCATATGCATCTGCAATTAATGTAGCTGGAGGCGGGATTGCGATCCCTGGTGCTGCTCCTGTAGTTCCAGTTGAACCAACTCAAAGTATATCTGTAATTAGTGATGGATCTATTCGTGCAATTGTTGATGAAGTTGTTAGTAGAGTTACTGCAATTCCAGTTGTCCTTTCTGAACAGGATGTTACGAAAACTCAAAGACGTGTAAGTACATATGAAAGAAACTCAACTATTGGATAAGTAACTTATATATAATTAAAAAAGATATTGTTATATGAAAAAGAAAAAGACATTACCCTGCAGACAATTCCTTTTGGAAGGGTCTGCAGAAATTGATATTATCTCTTTGGTTAAAAGACCAGCAATTGAGATGGGATTCCTTGCGTTTGCTAGTGAACCAGAAATAGAGCATACACCAATTAAGTTTACAGTTGATGAAGAACAAAGAATCATAACCGGTCCAGCATTGATTCCTGATAAATTGATTTACAGAATAGACCCAACAGATGGTACTGAGTATAATGGTTACTTCTCTGCAGATACAGTTAAAGCAATTTCGGAACAGTACCTTGCTAAACACAAACAAAGTAATGTTAACATTGAACACGAAGATATGGTTGATGACATCTGTCTTAGCGAGTCTTGGTTGGTGTTGGATACAAAGAATGATAAATCAAATGTACTTGGATTCTCAGTTCCGCCTATGACTTGGATGGTTTCTATGAAAGTCAATAATGAAGATGTTTGGAATGAACTTGTTAAGACTGGCGAAGTAAGTGGGTTCTCAATTGAAGGCCAATTGGCAGTTAAGATGAATGCGATGTTGGCTGCTGAAGCACTTACAGATGAACAAAAGTGGCAGAAGCTACAAGCTCTATTAAACGGACCAGAGACTGAAGAAACACTTAACAGCATAATTGAGTTACTAGAGTCGGTATAAAATCACATCATTTTATATATAATTTTAAAATAAGAAAATAACTATGAACATCAAAGAGAAATTTAAACAAATTAAAGATATCGTTCTTGGTGAAACTGAAGTTCAAACTGTAGAGTTTACTGATGCAAAGCTAGAAGACGGCACTTTGGTTTCGTATGACAAGTTAGAAGTTGATGGTAAAGTTGAAGTTATCAATGAAGATGGTACTAAGACACCTCTTGCGGATGGTACTTATAAACTTGAAGACGGTACAGAAATTACTATCGTTGCCGGTACAATCACTGATGTTAAACCATTTGTTGCTGAAGCTGCTAAAGAAGGTGGTAATCCAGAAGGAACAGAAAAACCTGAAGACAAAACTGCTGAACTTGAAGCTAAAATTGCTGAGCAAGAAGCTAAGATAGCAGAACTTGAAGCTAAGAATGCTGAACTTGAAGCTAAGGTTGCAGAAACTGAAACTAAAATGTCAACAGTTCAAACTGAAGCTGATGCTAAAGTAACAGAACTAGAAACTAAACTAGCAGAGATTGGTTCTCAAAGTGCAGGTCGCAAACCAGCAGAGAAATTTAAAGAAGAAGTTAAACAACTTACTAGAGCAGAACAAATGGCACAAGTCATTGCTTTAGGTAAAAAACAAAAATAATCAATTAAAAAAATATTTTATTATGGCATTCGATTTGAATAACCTAAACGAGTTCACAAATGAACTTAATGCAAAATTAATCACTGATATAATTGTTACCGGTGATACTATGCAATTCGCTACAGTTCAACCTGGCATTAAAGATGGTGATATGTTAAATTATCTTGATGTTGATGTAGAACTAGCTGCTGCTGCTAGTGGATTTAATCCAACAGGCACAACAACTTTCGACCAAAAGAAAATTGAGGTAACTGCAATTGAGTTTAAAACTGCTTTCGACCCAAAGGAACTTGAAAAATACTGGATAGGTCAATTGATGAAACCTGGTACACCTAAAGATCTTCCTTTTGCTGATGCTATTGGTACATTGATCGTTGAGAAAATCAAGAAACAAAACGAAGCAATGATCTGGGAAGGTAATATTGCAGGTTCTCCAGCAACAATGATCGACGGTTACATTACTAAATTACTTGCTGACGGTGGTTACATACCAGTTGCTGGTGCTGCTGCTCCAAGTGCATCTGACATCGACACTAAAGTAGATCTTATGATCGCTGCTATGCCTGAAGAACTTTACGATGTAACACCAACTATGTATATGTCAAACGGTTTGTTCCGTATGTACATCAAGAAAATGGCAGATGAAAACCTTTACCACGTTGATGCTAACGCAGGTTTAGCAAAAGAATGGACTAACCCAGTTACTGGTGTTAAATTCAGATCAGTTGCAGGTCTAAGCGGTACTACTGATATGTTGCTTTCTTATGATGACAACCTTGTTATTGGTACAGACTTACAAAATGAATTTGAAAAATTTGATATCTGGTACTCTAGAGACAATGATGAAATGAGAGTGAATGTACAATACAAACTTGGTGTTCAAACTAAGCATAACAAATATTGTGTCCTTAATCACGCATAAATCAAACGGGAGGTCTAACCACCTCCCTCTTTTAACTTTAAACTAAAAAAATTTAATATTATGGCTTGTTTATTTACTGGCGGTCGTACAACTGGATGTAATACTACTGATTTTGGTGGTATCAGACGCGTATACCTTGCTAACTTTCAATATGTTTCTAACTTAACAGCTTCTGCTGGTGTTGTTACTGACCTTGATACAGTTAATGCTTTGGGTGTTTCTGCTCCTGCATTCTACAAATTCGACTTTAGAAGAAATACTGCTTCAGTTACAGAAACTGGAACAGCAATCGCTACAACTGGTGCAGTTCCTTATGTACCACAAATCACAATGGTTTTCGGTGGAAGACTTAGCGCTGACGCTGAATCAATTAAAATAATGGGTCAAGCTAAAATGGTTGCTATCGTTGAAGATGCTAATGGCAAATTCGTTATTTACGGTGCACTTCCAACAATCGTTTCTGGAACAGCTTCTGGTAATGGTTTAGATATGACATCTGCTACTTATGCATCCGGTACAAATATGACTGATGCTTCTGCTTGGACAATTGTTCTTACAGGTGGTGAAAACGCACCAGGACTTGAAGTTCCAGCAAACATTATGACTTCTGCAATTCTTGTTTAATAGTCATACATTCTAGAAATTAACTAATGGCAGGACAATCGGTTCCTGCCATTTCTATTATCAATTTAATATTATCGTTATGGAAAACATTTCAGACTATCTTTCATATGCAGAAGCAACACAGACAAACACTGGATTGCCAAATATCCCATCAAAGATACAATTAATGAACATAAAACAGCTTGCAGATAATTTATTTGAACCACTGCGTGCACACGTCGGTAAACCAATTAAAGTTAATTCTGTATTTAGGTCATTTGCAGTTAATAATAAAGTAGGTGGATCATTGACATCTCAACATTGCGCAAACTCTGGTGCAGCAATGGATATTGTGTTATCTATAGAAGATTTCAATTGGTTAATAGAGAATTTAGACTTTGACCAAGCGATTCTTGAGCCTAGTTGGGTGCATATAAGCTATAAATGGTCAAAAAACAGGAAACAAGTACTTAAAGCTACCAAATCCGGAGATAAAATGATATATTCTCCTTACATTGTGTAGTTTATCATTTGCATAAGTTTTATATATACTATAAAATAACTATAATATGATATACTTAAAGAATAATTGTTGGACTGAAGCAATTTATACTGCATCTGAGAACCAGTTACAGCCAACAATTTCACATAAATTGAGTTTAGTCAATGAACAAACACTAAACAAAACTGAAGATATCACAATTGAGAACGTGTCACTTAACACTTTAAGGTATGACAGCGCTTGGATCGCTAGTACTCAAATGCAAACTGGGTTAGTTTATTCTGACGATGTAACAATTGAAGCCGGTGAATGCATAGTTGCATACGGTGATGTTGAGATAGAAACAGGTAATATACTTTACATTAATGGCACTTTAATCATAATTGAAGGCGAATTAATTGGTGATTACTTCTTAGTTGGTTCACCAAGCGGTACTCTTTATGAAGATGTACCAGAAACAGACATCATAAATCATACATTAACAGTAGGTGATGAAAATAAAATAGTTTTCATAGATATGCAAAGTGGTTATTACAGATACACAATCACAGACCCACTTAACGATATGGTTTTGGAAATTGGCAAACTGTTAATACAACCAAACACAATTGCAAATGTTAAGTATGAACCATCAGTTACGACAATTGTGTACAATCCAAATGCATAATATATAAAATAAAAATAGTATGGAAAAAAATACAAGTAACTTACAAGTTATTTCATTAGCATCTGCAGAACCACCAAAATTTGTTGAAACAACTTATAATGATTGGGTACTTTATGGTAAAAACAATCAATATCCTCAATATCTTTTGGAACTTGTTAAGAACAGTCCAATGCACGGCCAAATTTGCTCAAGTAAGACTGCTGATGTATGTGGAAACGGTCTAGAGTATAAAGGCGAAACTAATGCTAAAGCAGATGCATTTATTGAAGTATGTAATGTAGCTGGCGAATCATTAAATGATGTATATAAAAAGTGTGCATTTGATTTGGTTGTGTATAATGGATTTGCATTTCAAGTAAATTTATCTAAAGATAAGAAATCAATTGCAGAAGTATATCACATTGACTTTTCAAGAATTCGTTCAGGTAAAATGAATGATGATGAAGTAGTTGAGCAGTACTATGTAAGTAGAAATTGGAAGAATTGGAGAAGTTCTAAGAATATGCCAGCACCAATAGATGTGTATAACCCAAATGCAAAAGAACCAGAGCAGATGATCTACGACAAAGACTACTTTGGTGATGTGGATTACTACCCTGTTCCAACTTACTGTGCATCAACTAATTATATTGAAGTAGATACAAAGATAGGACCGTTTCATAATAACAATATTGACAACGGTATGAGTCCTAGTTACTCTGTTGTAATGCATAACGGTGATCCATCTCCCGAAGAAAAGGATCAAATACTACGTGATATGCGCGAGCAGTATGCAGGTTCAAAGAATGCTGGTAAATTAATTGTCATTTTCGCACCTTCTAAAGAACAGGCACCTGTTATCACACCTCTGCAATCAAATGATTCTGATAAACAGTTCTTACAACTTCAAGAAACTACTGCAAACAGCATTTTAATTGGTCATAAAATTACTTCACCGATTTTGGTTGGTATAACTAAGACAGGTGGTCTTGGAAACAATGCACAAGAGTTACAAGCTGCTTGGGAACTTTACAACAGTCGTGTAATTGGGCCACTTAAACAAAGACTACTTAAACAGTTTAACAAGATAATGAAACGTAACGGTCTACCTGAACTGTTTGTTGTCACAACTGCACCAATTACATTTACTTATAGTGAGGCTACATTAATGCAATTACTTACTAAAGATGAAATGCGAGCAAACATTGGATTAGAGCCAATTGCAATTGAAAATGAAACACCAGATACTGAAAAAGAAATCGCATAATTATGAAGACAAAGACATACCTTATTACAACAACATACATTAAAGAAAACAGTCCTCTTAACTTCAATGTGGAGGACACTTTAATAAACTCTGCGATATATGAAGCACAGATGATTTATTTGGTTAATCTATTAGGTTCCGATTTGTATGACAAGATTATATCATTAGTTACATCTGGTGACATTTCGCAGCCTGCTAATGCTGTATATAAAAGTTTATTGGATTTGTATATAACTGATGTTGTGATGTACTACACGATCGTACAATGCTTACCTTATATTCATAACAAGATAATGAACAAGTCAGTTACGAAACAGAAATCAGAAAACTCAGAACCAATTGAAGCTGAAGACCTTAAGTACTTTGCAGGTTCATTTAAAAATACTGCAGAAGTGTTTGGTGAAAGACTAATAAAACATCTTGAAGTAAACTATGCGTTGTATCCTGAGTACTATATGAACACTACTTGTGACAAAATCCAACCTACTACAAACTCATATTCGTGTGGAATTGTTTTTGAGAAAAGACATAGACACTGTGATGATCATAATTGTGGATGTTATGACTGCAATCATTAATTTAATCATATTCGTTCTCGTGTCCTGTAGTGTTACTAATATCGTAAGCTATGAGTCAATATTTGACTGGCCACGAAAGTTCATAGAAAAGCATTCTAAGTTTATCTATAAGCTGATTAGTTGTCCAACTTGTTTAGGATTTTGGGTTGGTCTATTTTGGACCATCATATATCCAGATTTCATACCTATAGAAATTTGTTTTATCTTAAAAGTTTTCATAGGTGGTTTAATAAGTTCAATTTTGAACAAGATAATTATACTAAAGTGCTTTACATTCTAAGAGGGTTTATTCCCTCTTTTTTTATGTTCAATGTTTTGTGAAAAATATATATAAGAATAAATACAATAAAAAACTATGGCAACACTTAATAACGTATATACTGCACTGGAACAGTTCGCAGATAAACACCAACAGATAAATGCGTACTACCCAGGACCAACTTGGGATTTTCAAGCACAAACAAATTTATATCCTGCATTAATAGTTAATCCAGGTAATGCAATAATTACTTCAGGGCAGATAACCGTAACTATAACTATATTCATTGCTGATTTAATGTCATCTGAGAAGACAAATGTTAATGAAATACACTCTGATACTCTTCAAATCCTTGGTGATTTGTTTGCAACGTTTAGAGAAGTAAATGATACGCTTGGTAATTTTGCATTTGGAATTGAAGATAACTATGAAATGAATCCTCAACCGTTTGCAGATGAACTGGATGATAGAACTGCCGGTTGGTATGTTGAAGTTCCATTTGTTATACCTTTTGCACCGTCTAATTGTGGACTGCCAATAACAGTATAGTATGGAGACTAAAATGAAATCATTTAGTAAAGTATGGTCAGACAAGAAAGTCAAATCCATACAAGATATCCTTAGTTCAAAGAAGATAAATAAAACTGGAAGACTAAGTAAAAGTATAAAGTTATCATTTTCTGAAACAGGTGGAATTGCATACATTAAATTTTCTACAGTTTTCTATGGAAAGTATGTTCGTAAACATTATTTGAAGAAAGGATTTGACATCTTTGGTCCAATATCGCAAATTAAAGATTTGGTTAAAGCAATGTCTGATGATTATAAAGAACAAGTTTTAAAAGAAGTAATAGAATCACTTAACATAACACAAAAATAAAATGGGAGTTTCAAGCGGAGCATTTAATCAAGTACACCCTGTGTACAATAGTAACACATTACGGATACGCGATACATACTCAACAATGTCTGAATATAAATACATAGTATACCTTGATGTTAAAGGTATTCACGATGGCACATTAATAAAGGTTGGTAAATTTGTATACCTTCCACTGCAGGACGGATACCTTGAATTTGACCCAATGCCAATTCTTCGTAACTATATGACAAATGATAGTTATAATAATGAAATTGGTGTGTATGGTGTTCGTAGATCATTTATGTATTATCACATCACAGTAGCAAGAACATATGCTGGTGTATCTGAAGCTATTATATGGCGAACTGAAAACAAATTTGATAACGGTCCATACATTTTTGATGGTGCATTAGACTGTTCATCATTCGAATATGCAAGCGGTAGGTATAGAGCACTGCTGTCTCAAAAGTTGCCAGCGCCATCACAAATTGGTTTGGTTATGCTTGGTGCTAAAGCATATAGAAATGGTGATGTTGTCGATTTAAGTAAGACGACAATTAAATGCCGCAAGCAGGCTACCGCTGGTGCTAAAATATATACTTTAGCAGAAGTATCAACTGCTGCAAGATGCACAGTTGATGATGTTTCGTCATACAGAACGTATGATGGCGATTATGATATAATTTCAATCACTGAAGATGATAATAACTTCTATGTTACTGTAAATACAACATATAGAAAGTCATCTTGTATAGGTATGATGTCATTACACGTTGAATGTGCAGTTAATAGATCTATGTCTAATGCATCTACTAATTTGCAATTAACTGAGAACGATTATTATTCTGCAGACTTCATAAGATTCCAACCGTCATACGAAGGTGACAAGATATCTAACATTGTAGTTGAGATGCAATACAAAACGGGCGGATGGCAATGGTTTAATGCAGCTTTAACTACACCACCATATTTTGAGAATACAATATTCACATTAGGTATAGGACCAAAGAACATCAAAAATACACTTGAGTTTAAATCGCAATGGGGTACAATGTCCGGTCAAGAAGTTTGGGACTACGCACCATTTGATAGATATCGTGTGTGGGTTGGTGAAAATGTATATCCATATAGAATGTTCAGCAAACCATTTGTTGTTGACGTATGTAAAGGTGGCACAGTCAAGAACGTTCACGGTTATGATAGAATTTGGCTAGTATATAAATCAAAATGGGGTGGATGGAGTTGGCTATCATTTAACTATAAAATGAAAAAGGATCAGGAAGTAAAGCAAACTACTTACAATAGAAGACGATTATCAACTGATGGATATCAAGCACGCGGTGCATCTGTTATTGCAAACTCTGTCAAGCAATCATACACATTAAATTCTCCGTTGGTCAATGAAAGTGAATGGACATTCTATGAAGACTTGTTTTCTAGTCCACAAGTTTATATGTATATGCCAGAAACAAATGGTGTAACTAACACTTGGAAGAATTTCATACCAATGGTAGTGAATAGTAAACAAACTCAATTATACTCACCTAATAATGATAAAGTGTTTTATTACACAATTGAAGTTAGTGAAGCAAACTCAATAAACAAACAATTAAGATAATGGAAAATACATCAAGACTACTTATATATAAAGAAACACCGGTCCAGGTAACTAACTTGGACCTTTCAGACGGTGATAACGATTGGGTGTTTGGACCAGAACGTACAACATTTAAAGTACTAAATAAACAACTGATCCTAAAACCAACAGCTGGTGGGTTTGCTCAAGCAACATTGTCTACACCAGCATTTACCGAAGGTACTAAATATATTGCATCATATACAGTAACTGGTGCTAGAGATACTACAGAACACTTTGTTTCTTTAGATAGAATTGCATCAAAACATAATGTCGGTAATGGTACATTTTCGGTTCAAGTAACTGCAGTTGGTACCACATCAGATGTTAGTTCAAATAGATTCTACTTCTGTATTCTTAAAAATGGCAATTTACCAACATCAGAAACTGATGCACCATACAATAGACGCATTAAGATTAAAGACTTTAAAGTATCTAAGTTAAATGAATACGAATTGGACTTATACGATAGTACAACAGTACCACTTACATTGCAAATTGCCGACATTGCAGACATCTCAAAACGAGCAACAAGTTATTCTAAAACTATAACACTACCAAACTCTGCTAACAATGCAATTATATTTGAGCATTCGTATGAACCATCAATTTCTAATAACATACAGTTTAGCAAACCATATAAAGCAAAACTGTTTCACGATACGAAACAGATATTTACTGGCGATTTATACTTGAATGAAACAATTAAAGATGATAATGAC